ATTTCAAAATGTTCTCCTTCAACCTTGAAAGTTACATGGCATGAATCTTTTCTTGAATTGTGGTGCCACATATTAAATACCTTTTATGTTGCCCTACTCGCTTGGAGCTTTCAGGCTGGTTAGTTTAAAGCCCTACTTCATCTAACATTTTATTTGTGAAGTAAGTGTTCTGTTTTCCAGTACCAAAATCATCAGGCTTTGACCCCTTGGTTTTTGGCTTGGCTATCTCAAACAATGTTTTAAGTTTTACTGAGCTATCTACATTAGGAGTCATAGCGAGTATTTCATCTTTTGTAAGCAATTTGGCTAGGGGTACAGATTCCCCATAACAAACCACAACACTACCGCACTCGGTTACAACGATATTTAACTCTTCATCGTTGCGGCACAACATAAGAAACTTCTCAAAAAACTTTTGTGATACTGTTACATCATTCATATTGAATACCTTTTATTAGTTAAGTTGTTAAAAAACCCAAGCCTTTTTCCTGCTTGGTATGTTTAGTATAGCATACACTAGCCGCAAACGCAAGCCCACTATGGGCTGAACCCTTTTCGTGCTGGTGGGGGTGTCCTTAAAAAAGAGTTGTGATACCATATGTCTGGATGTAAAGTGTCTCAGATGCAGATGCCTAGATTCTCAAGCGATCAACCGATTGCAAAACAACAATCTAATGGAAAGGTGTATGGATAAGATAAGAGAACAGCTTGAATCTGATGATCTAATGGCTTGCATTGATGCACTTAACACGCACATTAAAGAAAGCGCAGTCAAAGAAGAGGTTAGAGAGGACGTATTCTCTACCGAAGAAGAGGCTGAATCTAGGGCTAAGAAAATTGGATGTGTTGGCACACACTCTCATGATGAAGATGGCGAGTTAGTTTATATGCCTTGCAAGAGTCATGATGAATATACTGAGCTTACTGGAAGAGAGGTAAGCGGATACGGAATGAATAAAAAGCCCAAAAAGCCAAAAAAGAAAGATGATGATGATTACGAGAAGTCATCAGATGAGTTCCTAGAAATAAAAGCACAGATAAGCGCCTTAAACGAAGATGATGAAGATGATGGTATCTTTGAAGGGTACGGCTCAATATTCAACAACACAGACCTAGGTAATGATGTCATTGTTAATGGCGCGTTCACCAAGAGCATAAAAAGAACTGGCGCTAAAGGCGTAAAGCTCTTGTATCAGCATAAAACTGATATGCCTATAGGTGTGTATGAGTCTATAGAAGAAGATGAAAAAGGATTAAAGGTTCGCGGTAGGTTGGCTATGAAAACCCAAGCTGGTCGTGAAACTTATGAGCTAATGAAGATGGGCGCACTTGATGGCCTATCTATTGGTTTTAGAACAAGCCCTAAAGGGCAATCGTATGATCCAAAGAAGAAAGTTAGAAAGATCAGCGAAGTAGAATTGATGGAGATATCTGTTGTTACTTTCCCAATGAATCCGAAGGCCACGGTTCAGACGGTGAAAGGGCAGGAGCTTTCTATCAGGGAATGGGAAAGCGGACTGCGCGATGCTTTCAACTTATCTCGTTCAGAAGCAAAGATGGCCGCAAAAGCTGTACAAGATGCATTTTCTCAGCGTGACGCTGAAGAGCAAATGCAACCTGATGTAGATGCCATAAAAACCCTAACCCAAAAACTCAAAACCCTAGTAGGAGAAATCCAATGAGTGAAGATGTTAAAGATTTAGTATCTAACATGGGAACAGCTTTTGAAGAGTTCAAAAAAAGCTATGATCAGAAGTTAGAGAACGTCGAAAAAGGCATTAGCGACACTGCTCTTGACGCAAAGATTGCTGGAATTGAAGCAAAGCTAGACCAGTATGAAGATGTGAACCAGCGTATTGTTGCAAGCCAAAAAACCCAAGAGAGCATTAAAGATCAAATGGATCGCATGGAAACAGTTATGCGTCGTCCTAATTCTGGCTTTACTGCAAAACAAATTGATGAAGGCTCTAAGGCTTTTGACAACTATTGCCGCAAGGGAATGGAAGGCATTTCCCCTGATGAGAAGAAAGCTCTTACAGTTTCTAATGATACTACTGGCGGCTACTTAGCTCCCCCAGAGTACATCCGAGAGTTGATTAAGACTATTACTGAAATCTCTCCAATTCGTTCTATCGCAAGAGTTCGTAACACTGGACAGCGTTCTATTCAAATTCCTAAGCGTACTGGCACTTTTGCCGCGCAGTGGGTATCTGAATCAGGTACACGTTCAGAGACTACTGGATGGCAGGTTGGCTTAGAGGAAATTCCAGCGCATGAGATGTATGCACTGGTTGACATTTCTGAGCAGGATTTAGAAGATTCAGTATTTAACTTAGAAGCAGAGATGCAGTCTGAGTTCACTGAGCAGTTTGCTAAAGCCGAAGGTACAGCTTTTGTATCTGGGAACGCTGTAGGCAAGCCTGAAGGAATTTTGACTAACGCAAACATTGCTGAAGTCAATTCTGGTGCTGGTGCCGCTCTTACTGGCGATGGCCTTATTTCTCTAGTCCACTCTATCAAGGGTGACTATAGCCGTAACGGTACTTTCGTCTTTAACCGCAATACTCTAGCTGATATCCGAAAGCTAAAAGATACTGCTGGTCAGTATGTATTCCAAGCAGGTATGTCACTTGCTGGAAATATGTCAGCTACTATCTTGGGACACCCTTATGTTGAAGCGACTGATATGCCTGATGTAGCCGCAGGTAGTTTCTCTGTAGCATTCGGTGACTTCCGACGCGGTTACATGATCGTTGATCGTGTTGCTATGTCAGTACTACGCGACCCATTCACCCAAGCTAACACAGGTAATATTCGTTATATTGCTCGTCGCAGAGTTGGTGGACAGGTTATCCTTCCAGAAGCTATCGTCAAGCAGAAAACATCTGCATAAGGAGTAAATTATGAAAGATTTAGGAAGCAATTTAGCAGTAGTCGCTAGTTTAATCCCTCAGCTTGCATCAGGGAATGGCACAACTACAACAACTAATGGTGTTGACCTTGTTGGTTTTGAGAGCGCAATGTTGGTTCTCTCTGCTGGTACTCAAGGTGATACGCTTGCGGCAAACTTGAAGTATACCGTTAAGATACAAGACAGTACTGACAACACAACTTTTGTTGATGTTGGTCAAGCTGGAATAACTGGTGCTACTTTGGTGGGCGGTGTTTGGTTAACTCTTGATGCGGCTGGAAAGGTTTCTCAGTCATACAAGGCTGGATACATTGGTGGAAAGCAGTATGTTCGTGCAAGTATCGTTCGTACTGGTAACCACTCAACTGGAACGCCTCTAAGCGTTGTATGTATCAAAGGTAACCCACATCACGCTCCAGTATAGGGCTAAGATGTAAAAGTGTAACGAGTGAGAGAGGGGTGGTTATTTCCCCCTTGTCCACCCCTCTCAATCTTTAACTGGTGATTATTATGAGCAAGCAATATAAGATCGTAGTACCCAAGGCTGGAAAAGCATCTGAAGATGGCTCCCTAAGTCTCTATGAGGCTGGGACTGTTGTAACTGCTAATGAGAAATGGAAAGAAGATTTAATGGTAGCCTTTCTGAATAATGGATGGGCTATGGAAGTTAAAGTCCAAGATACCTCAGATATGGAAAGGGCTAGAGACAACAAAGGCCATTTTGTACCTGATGACCCATCAACCCCAGAAGTAAACGAGGCATACGTAAAGAAAGTCGTGCCTAAAAAGAAACGCGCACCAAAGGCTAAATAACATGGCATATCTAATTGAGTTATATGTTTTGGCAACATCCTTGGTAACGGTTGCATCCGTTGTCTGCAATTACACAGAAACCCCAAAAGATGACGTTTGGGTGGCAAAAGCCTATAAAGTGATGGAGCAATTCGCTTTTCTAGGTAATAAAGCCAAGCAATAGTGTTAGAGGATGCAGTTAAGCTAATCAATGAGGTTGGCTTTCCAATAGCGGCCGCGCTTGGTCTTGGGATGTTTATCTGGAAGCTAATTAATAGAATTATTGATGGGCTAGAAACCAAAGTTGATACGCTGGATGACAAGCTGGTTGAGCAAATAAATCATCTTGAGGAAAGGCTGGGAGGTAAGTTAGATTCTCAGCATGGAATATTAATATCTTTAATTGACAGAGTTAGATCGGTAGATAACGAAATAATACGTCAAGACACTTTGCTCAAAACAATCTTAGGCGTTCCTCAACTTATGCACACCGACAGGCTTGCTAAGGCAGATAGAGATGACCAAAGAAAAGATTAAGGTATTGGGCTTAGGGTTGCTATGGATAGCCATGTCCGCAACCGCTGATCAAATAACGCACAAATTCAAGTCCCCTAGTTTTAATGGCATAAATACGTCAAGCCATTACCTCACTATTGAAAACCAAGAATTTAACCGCAAGGCAGATATCAAAGCTGAAATAAAGGCATATCAAGAAGAGCTTGAGCGAGATGCTGAAAATACTACTTTGGCGCGGTTTATTAGAAACCTAGAGTCACGCATATACGCAGAGCTTAGTCGGCAGTTAGTCAACAACCTGTTTGGCGAAACCATGAGCGATTCAGGTATCCTTGAGCTTGAAGGGAACATCATAGAGTATTTTGTTGATGGTGACTTCATAACCCTAATTATTACGGATGCAGATGGAAACACTACGGAAATTACTTTGCCTATCGGTTCTTTCTCTTTCTAGCTGTTCATTTATTGATCAATTTGAGGATACTGCAAACCAAAGGTTCAAGGCTCAAGATGTTGTTAGCATAAGCGAACTTCAATCAAGTGCGTTGGTCAATGCTATACCCCCAGCGGTTCAGCCAGTGGTGGCCGTATACCCTACAGCATTTACAGATCAAACAGGGCAGAGGAAAAGTAATAGCCAGTTTGCTCTATTTTCAACCGCTCTTACACAGCAACCTAGCACCCTTCTCATTCGTGCGTTAAAACACGCCTCTAATGGAAATTTCTTTAGAGTTGTTGAAAGGGTAGGTCTTGATAACCTAACGAAAGAAAGGCAACTTATCAGATCAGCAAGAGAGCAACTTTCGTCTGGTGGTGAGAGTAAAAGCGTCCCACCCCTACTGTTTGCTGGTGTTTTGCTAGAAGGTGCGGTTATAGCGTATGATACTAATCTGTCTACAGGTGGAGTTGGTGCAAGATATCTAGGCATTGGGAAGAGCGCCCAATTTAGAGAGGACAACATAACGGTATCGTTAAGAATGGTATCGGTTGCAACTGGCGAGATACTTATAGAAGTAATGAGCCAAAAAACCGTCTTTAGTTACGGACAATCTGATGATGTTTTCAGGTTCGTAGAGATGGGAACAGAGCTTGTTGAAATAGAGTTAGGCAATTCGCGCAACGAGTCCACTACGATAGCCCTTATGAAATCTATAGAGGGGGCTGTCCTAGAACTAATCAATATCGGTTACGATAAGAGGTTTTGGACTTATGAAACAGAAAAATAATTACCTTATAATAAAACTTATTATGTTGCTGGCAAGCGCATCCGCGTTTAGTGCAGATAATGAAATTTACGTGGATCAATCTGGTGCCACAGCAAACATTGATATAGAGCAACTAGGCATATCTAACCTTATTGGTGGCCTAAGTTCATCTGCTGGTAGCCTGAATCCACTAGACCTTGATGGCACATCTTTGACGCTTGATATAAATATGATAGGGAACACAAACAAGTTCCTTGGTGATATATATGCCAACTCATTTACAGGCGATTACAATTTTACTGGTTCTACAAACACCTTTACTATTCAAGTAGACCCCTCAAATACTTACGGTGCAGATAGCACTAACCAACAAGTAGACGTTACTGGATCAGGTAATACTTTTGTATTAAACCAAGGAACATCAGCTTTAGCGGCAACCTTAGACTTAGATTGGGTTATACAGGGCAGTAACAACACCATAACATCCAATATAAATATTGATGGCGCTACTAACTACGTTGATATAGATGGCTCAGATAACACCTTAACTTACACTGGGGCAGGGGTCACGGCTTCCGCAGGGGGGTATTTTTACCTAGACCAAACAGGCGGTAGTCGGGCGTTTAACATTCAACAACTGAGTACTCAGGATAATGACTGGCTTAAAATTATATCTGTTGGTTCTAACGGTACTCTTTGCATCATTCAAAACGATCAGGGTTCAAGCACAGGCTGTTGATATTGGTGGCGTATCTGAGGTAAGTGGGTACGCTCAAATCAAAAGGCTAGGCTCATCTAGCTCATCATTAAACTATGATGCGGATTTAGACTTTTCTATACAAACTAACGATGAGGCTGTTACCACTAACGGCCGTATGGCTATAAAGTTTCTTGATGACTCAACTGTAAAGCTAACTGAGCATTCCCAGCTAACGATAGACAAATATATATACGATCCAGACCCTTCAAAATCTCAAATGGCTCTTACCTTTGGTTTAGGCACTGCTAGGTTTATCAGTGGAAAACTAGGGAAAATAGACCGAAAAAACATATCCCTTAAAACTCCTACGGCTGATATAGCCATAAGGGGAACTGACTTTACAGCAACGGTTGATGAGCTAGGCCGCAGTCTAATTATTTTATTACCTGATAAATATGGCGTTTCAAGTGGTGAGATTGAGGTTATTACCGCTACAGGTAGCGTTCTACTAAATAAGCCTTATGAAGCAACAACGGTTTCCGTCTTTGAATCAAACCCTTCTAAGCCAGCCATATTAGATTTAACCCTTGAGTTCATTGATAACCTATTAATTGTTTCACCCCCGAAAGAAGAGGAAAAACTTGATGGGGAGCGAATTGTAGCTAAGGCAAATATCTTAGATTTTAACGATCTTGATTTTGACTATTTGGAAGAAGATTTTTTGGCCGATGATAGCCTTGAATTTACTGAGCTAGATATAAACTATTTGGACGTTAATTACTTGGAGGACTTGCTTGATATTCTGGATGCGCTTGGCGTGGATGAGGATGAAGATAAGCTGGCTATGGTTTCAGGGGTAACGGTTACTGGTACAACATTAGGGCTAGATGTTAAAACTCAAATTACTACGCTAATTACAGGGCAGACAATAAGCCTACGCAGGAGTGTAAGTGAGTCAGCGAGGCTAGACCTTAATATATCTAATGGCTACACAGTAATTTTAATTCAAGATGGCGTTTCTAACATCATAAAAATAAATGGTGGCGATTCAGTTATTAAGATAACGCAGGAGGGATGATGGTTTACTTTAAATTTGCTTGGAAAAAATACAGGTTCCTAGAATCAAAGAAAGGCAATTTTGTAGATGTGTGGGTATGAAAAAGCTAATTGTTGGTTTTATTGCTCTAGGCTTGCTTTTCTTGCAGGTGTATAAGCCATCTATTCTTGAGGTGGTGAAGCTAAGAGCGTTTGATTACGCAGTTAAAACCGAGGAGCCTACAGGCAACTTTGTCCTTTTAAACTTAACAGAAGAAGATATAAGGCGAGAGGGTGGATGGCCTTTCCCTAGAGAGCGGCTTGCTCAAATTCATATTGATTTATTAAACGCTGGCGCTCTATCTGTTTCATGGGTTGCGGTATTTAGTGAGCCTGACAGGTTTGGGGGTGATGAGGCATTCTCTGAGGCACTATCTTATGTGCCAAGTGTGATTGCCATGTTTGAAACTGATGGCTATAGAGAGGTTCCAAAAACAGAGGGGACTGTAATTCTAGGTGAGGATGTTGGAGGTTTTCTAGCCAAGGGGGTGACTCAAAATATAAAGCCTTTGAGAGAGGTTTCATTGCAAGGAATAGTGTCCGCGCCTGTTGATGTAGATAACATGGTAAGAAGGATGCCGTTACTTATGCGTAGTCCAGATGGTTGGATGGCAAGTTTCGGTACGCAAATGCTCAAGGCTGTTACTGGCACAAGCACCTACGTCATAAAAACTAATCAAAACGGCATACAGGAAATTAGAGTAAAACAGCTAAACCCCATCCCGACTGACTCTGCTGGCAGGGTTTGGGTAAATTGGGTTGCTACACCTGCAACATCTTTATCTAAAATGGATGTAGAAGGTAAGATGGTTATTGTTGGAACCACAGCTAAAGGCATACTTCCTCAAGTATCCACCCCCAAAGGGTTGTTATACCCCCACCAGATACAGGCATCTTTAGCGGAGACTATTGTTCACGCATCAAGTAAGCGTATGCCGATGATTCCGCAAGAGGCTTTGCTCTATGAAATGGCTATCTTAGTTGTTGGAATGCTACTGGTGTTTACAGCAATAAACTATTTAGGCGTTTATCTTGGTGTTTTGTTTTCTTTTGCGCTAATGGGTGGAACTTTAGCAATTGGACACTACTTGGTAAGTGCGGGAATGCTTGTTGATGTTACGTTTTCAATGCTGTCTGAATTTATAATTGCGTCCGCGACCTTTTATGTAAACTATAAGGAACAATACAAGCTAAAAGAACAGATTAAGAAACAGTTTGAGCATTATTTAGACCCAAGGCAGGTTAAGAAACTCCAAGAAAACCCCGAATTACTCAAGTTAGGGGGTGAAAAGCGTTACTGTACGTTCCTATTTACTGATGTCCGCGGGTTCACAGCCCTATCAGAGAGTGTAACGCCTGAAGAAGTGACTTATATTATGAATAAAGCCCTAACAGCCCAGCAATCAGCAGTCGCAGAGTGTCATGGAATGGTAGACAAGTACATTGGTGATGCAATGATGGCTATATTTGGAGCGCCTTTAGACCTAGAGAACCATGAAGATAGGGCTATTGAGTGCGCCAAAAAGATACAAGAAAACATGGTTGACCTAAATGTTGAGTTTGAGGCCAAGGGGTTGCCGCCTGTACAAATTGGAATTGGCATAAATAGCGGAGATGCCATTATTGGTAATATGGGTTCAGACCAGCGGTTTGATTACACAGCTATAGGTGACGCTGTTAATGTGGCGGCTAGGCTAGAGTCAGGCACTAAGCTGGCAGGGGTTGATATTTTAATCGGGGCTAAGACTGCACAAAAAGCTAATTGTGAGTTACAATCATTGCCATCCATTGAGGCTAAAGGCAAATCTAAACGAGTAGAGGTGTACACCCTTTGAAGGAATCAGCAATAAGCAAAATTGAAGCACATGAAAAAGAGTGTTCAATTCGCTATCAAAATATTGAAAAAAGGCTTGAAGATGGGGCGGGTAGGTTTGACCGCCTAGAGAACATGATGTGGGGTGTTTATCCATTTATGTTGGCATGTCTTGCCGTTGCAAAGTTCACTTGATACTATATGCATTTAACCAACACCCCAATAGGGGATAAATAAAGCAGAGGCTAATTATGAGCAATTCAAAAGAAGCAGTTATGAAAGAAGAAGCACAGCCACAATTTTTTACTTACGTAAACTCTGAAGAGGGTGTTCAGAAAGAGTGGCCTGTAGAATCAATTAGTGCTGAGGCAGGGATGATTATTAACCATGTCCAACAGCTACAAAACAAAATTGCCCAAATGAATCTTGAGGCTGGTGATATTAATGCCGCTATTGAAATGCACAAAGCGAAACTCCCTGAGTTATTGCCTAGTGATGAACTAGCCGTAATCACCAAACTTGAAGAGGAAGAAAAAACCGAACATTGAAGAGGTGAAACATGGCTGGGCTAATAGTACAGACTCAACCTTCAGCAGAGCCATTATCTGAAGCTGAAATAAGAAATTATTTAAAAGCTACTGATACAGCCGATCAAGCTCTTATTTTAATGATGGGTAAAACTGCGCGTAAATTTTGTGAGGAGTTTACGCACAGGGGTTTGATGCCTCAAACGCTGAAACTTGCTTTGGATGCAACGGAAGATATGAACAATCCGTTGTGGGAAGGAATGAGAACAGGCCCCTATTTAAACTATTATAAAAATTACATAGTTTTACCAAGGGGGCCAGTAACGGCAGTTACCAGCCTTCAAACCTTCAATGATAGCGACCAAGCCACTACGATGGCTAGTTCTCGGTATTACGTTGACATAGCAAGAGAGCCATCAAGAATTGTGCTTAGAACAGGCGAGACTTTCCCTACCGCTCTTAGGGTCGCAAACTCTATAGAGGTTGTCTATTCAGTGGGTTACGCAAATGCATTAAGTGTTCCAGAGCCTTTAAAACTTGGAATGCTTATGCACATTGCTTATATGTTTGACCAGAGGGGTGACATGAAAGACTACCAAGAAACTCTGTCCATGCCGCCTATGATACAAAAGCTATACAACCCTTATGTGATTCATGGGGGCATCGGTAGCTCTACCTTAATGGCTACAGGCTAATGGCTAGTTCTGGAACCTCAGTAGGGTCAATGACTAAAAGCATAGTCATTCAGAGCGTTGCAAATACCACTGATGCAGGTGGAGGCCGTAGTGTAGTTTGGTCAACGTACAAAACGGTTTATGCTAACGTACAGCAACTTTCTGGGACAACCAAGTATGCACAAGGCGTGGTGGACGAAAAGGGCGCATACGTCTTTACAGTTCGTTATACGGCAGGAATCACCACTCTCAACCGAATCAATTACAACTCTCAGTTATTTTCTATAACATCGGTAATAAACCTAGATGAAAGGAATAAATACCTTGTTATAAAAGCTGATGAAGGGGTTGCGGTGTGAGCTTTGTAATTGTTAACGAAAAAAAGTTCATAGCCAAGATGACTAAAAGGCTTGTTGATGCACCCTTAGTTCACGCTAGAAGGGCGGTTCAACTAGCGGCTGATGCTGTAAGGAACGAAGCTATTAATTCTATTGCCAGAGGGTCTAAAAGTGGCTCTACAGTGCAAAAGTACAGTCCAAAAAGAACGCACCAACAATCAAAAACTGGTGAAGCACCTGCAACTGATACTGGCTTTTTGATATCTCAAATTAGCGCCTCATCTATGGTTGAAGGTTCTACGGCTATAGGTGAGGTTGTATCCTCAGCCCCTTACTCAAAGCATCTTGAATATGGCACTAGAAGCATGGGCAAGCGTCCATTTATGCAACCCGCTCTCAGCAAAAGCTCAAAACATATAAAGAAAATATTTATAAGAGAGGGTTTGATAAGGCTTAAAGGAGAAGGTAAATGAGCATTAATCAATTTGCTTTGCAGACCGCTGTATTCGCTAAACTATCTACGGATAACAACCTTACGGCTGTTTTAGGTGCTAAAGTTTTTGATGATATACCAGAAAACACCTCATACCCTTACGTTCAGTTAGGTGAAGATACCGCGATAGATTACAGCACCAAAGATCAAACTGGTTCAGAAGTCTCTGTAAACGTAGATGTTTGGAGTAGATATAGGGGCAGTTTAGAGGCAAAAAATATAATGGACAGAATACACACACTGTTGCATGATAGCAGTCTGTCCGTTAC